GCCAGCTGCAAAAAGCCGAGCTGATCACCACCGCCGCTCTGAAATCCGCCGAGGTCGTCGCCACCGGTGACGCCCAGGTGGATCGGGTCGCCCAGCAAGGCGATCTCAAGTTCAACGAGCTCAGTCAAGAGGTGCAGCGCTACGCCGCGTTCGGGGGCGCAACACCGTCTGCGATGGGTTCGCTCGGGATGGTGCCGGCCCCGCAGGCCGGTCAGCAAGCCCGAATTCTCAAGGGCAGCGGTACTTGGGACGTTTCTGGCGAGATCCCCGTCGGTGGCATCGTGCTGGGGCGTCGTCACTACATGCCGCCCGGCTTCCTGCTGTGTGACGGCGCCACCGTCAAACAGTCCGACTACCCGGCCCTCTATGCGGCCATCGGGAGTCACTTCGGTTCGACGGATTTCTCTCACGGCAACCAGGCGTTTTTCGTCGATCAGTGCGTACGGCAACTACAACTGCATTGCCTCGAACGGCAATCGTGTGATCTCGGTGCCGACCGATGCCGTGATTCGCTATTCGGCCAATGGCGGGGCGTCCTGGAACAGCTCGGCGACCGTGAGTAATAAAAACAGCAACAGCATCCTTCCGGTCATCTCCGACGAGGGCAGCGCGGTGGGCTGGTTCGCTTACGATGGCACCAACGGGCGCTATCTGTTCCAGTGGGCGGCCGGCTCGTTTGGGTCTTGGACGACCAGCTACACGTTCGGCACGGTTTTTCACGCAAGCTACTACCAGAACCTGTTCGCGCAGGGCGTGCCGGGCGGGATCGCTTTCGTCGGGCAGGACAACGCACGACGGGCAACCCAGCCGTCTTCGGATTCATCGCCAACAATGCCTCCGCCGCCACGCGCACTGTCGTCCTGACCAACGTCGATGCTCGCTTCATTCGTTGCAAGGCCATGCTGCGGGTGGGCGTGAAGCTGTTTCTGCTGGTCGATGATGCGGCCAATGGCGAGCGTTTCATCCTCTCGACGGCTGACAACGGGGCGACCTGGACGACCGTCTTCACCGCGATGGGCAACTGGTCCTCGCAAGCGACGTATTTCTGGCAGCCGGATCGTCGCCAGAGCGGTGCGTTCGCCTTTGCGCTCGGCGATGGCGCGCTGATCTTTGGCGGCCATAACCTGCGCATCCAGTCCGATGGCACGGTGCAGAGCTTCACGCTGCCCTCTGGCGCCAGCCCCCACGGCCATTTGACGGACTACTTCGGCGGCGAGTACGTCATCCCCTGCAGTGATCGCGTGTTGGCCACGACCGACTTCGTGACTTTCACGGTCAAGGCGACGATCAGTACGATCAGCGCCGGCAAAGCCACGACCATTGCCGGCGCCTACATGAGTCCGTCCAATGGCGCCTGGGTGTTCTACGGCGGCGACAAGGAGTTTTACTGGACGTCGGGGTTCGGTGCGTTCAAGCGCCTCAACAAGCCGTCGCGCTGGTACGACCATCCTAACCACAGCATCGCCCTGTATCCCGGCAAGGAGTTCATGCAACTGAGCGCCAGTCATGGCTCGGCTTCCTATTACCGGAGCAGCGGCGTGATTGATATCACCAAGGGCGTACTGAGCTCGAATGGCTATTGGAATGACTTTTCCACAAACGCCTACAACCTGTACTGGTCGTTCCCGCTCCCTGGGGTGGATCACTACCTGTACGAGACGTACTCGTCCAGCTACTACCACCTGGTGCGCAGCATCGCCACCTACTACGCCTTCAACCGCGATACGGAGTTCCGGCTTCCCAAGTCGTCGTCTTCAGCCAGTCAGATGCCGAACCTGGTTTATGACGGTGAGTACGAATCGTCATTCAACAACAGTGACATTGGGCGTTATTCGGGGATGCAGTTCTTTGTGAGGGCGCAGTGATCATGGTGAGCATCTAACGAAATCAAAAACGGCTTCTGGGGGCGGTCGATGAGGTTGCCGACATGGCGCCGGCCCCGGCGGGTTGGACCTTTACTCCACCGCCCAAGATGGCTCGTGGCAAGGCAGCCAAGTGGGCCGGGGACGGGTGGGTGCTGGTGCCTGCCAGCGAAGCTGACGCAGCGATGGAGGTGGCGCAAGCGGCGGCACGGGCGCGCCAGCTCGAAGCGGTCCTGTCCGGGGTCGATGCCGAACGCGATGTCCGGATCGCCCGGGGCAAACCGCACCGCTTTCCCGACGGCACGACCGGCACCGTGCAACTGCGCCACGAGCGCGACAGCGTGAACATCAATGCCGTGGCCACCGCCGGCACGGCCCTGGTGGCAGCCGGAAGTGACAGTACGGTGGCATTCCGCGATGTCGGGGATGTGACCCACACGCTCACCGGCGCCGAGGCCGTGCAGTTTGGCCTGGCCGTGATGCAGTGGGTGTCGGCGCATTACGCCGCCGCCTGGGCGCACAAGGACGCGATCAAGGCGATGCAAACGGCGGGCGAGGATATCGCCGACTACGACCTCAGCCAAGGCTGGCCGGAGGGGGCACCGTGACCACTGCAATCCGACAACGCCTCGCGATGCTGAGCATTTGGCTGTTGTGCCAGATCGCCGCTGTGATCGCTTCCCTGTGGATGCTGGCCGCCGCCTTGGCCGGCAGCCGACGTGCCTGGACCCTGGCGGTCGCCCACGATCAGCTGGCCAACGCCGCCCTCGGCGGACACGAGGACGAGACGCTCTCCAGCCGCGCCGGCAAAGCCGCGCGCGAGGGCAGGCGCTGGGCCTGTGTGCTGTGTCGGCTGCTCGACCGGCTCGATCCGAACCACTGCGAGAAGTCCATCGAGTCCGATGAGGGCAAGCCCATCGCCTGAGCCTGTCGCACTGCAATCCCCCATTCACCCGATCCGCCGCTGGCGGATTTTTTGTTTCTGGAGAACTGCCATGGCAGATCACTTTCTTCACGGGGTCGAGGTCGTTGAAATCGACAACGGCCCGCGTCCCATTCGCACCGTCCGATCCTCGGTGATTGGCCTCGTTGGCACCGCCCCGGATGCCGATGAGCACAGCTTTCCCCTGAACACGCCAGTGCTGATTGCCGGCTCTCGCCTGGAGGCGGCCAAGCTCGGTAGCACCGGCACCTTGCCGATGGCCATCGACGGCATCTTCGATCAGGCCGGGGTGCTGGTGGTCGTGATCCGGGTGGCCGAAGGTGCAACCGAGTCCGAGACACAGACCCATGTGATCGGTGGTGTCGATGAGGCCGGTCAGTACCTTGGCCTGCAGGCGCTGCTGGCGGCTCAGTCCGTGGCCAAGGTGACGCCGCGCATCCTGATCGCCCCGGGTTTTACGCATCAGCGTCCCACTGATCCCGACGACAGCCAGCGCCAGCTGGCGAACCCGGTCGTGGCGGAACTGCTCGGCATTGCCGAACGCCTGCGCGCGGTGATCATCGCTGACGGCCCCAACACGACAGATGCTGCCGCCATCGACTACCGCGAGGACTGGGGCTCGCCGCGCATCTACGTAGTCGATCCGCACGTCAAGGTGATGAAGAACGGTGCGGTGGTGACCGAGCCAGTCTCAGCACGCGTCGCAGGCCTGATTGCCAAGATCGACAACGACCGGGGTTTCTGGTGGTCGCCGTCTAACAATGTCATCAACGGCATCGTTGGCAGTCACCGCCCGGTGGATTTCGCGCTGGGTGACCCCAATGCCCGGGCCAACCTGCTCAACGAGAACGAGGTGGCCACCATCATTCAGGAGGATGGCTACCGCCTGTGGGGCAACAGCACCTGTTCCTCGGACCCCAAGTGGGCCTTCCTCAGTGTGCGGCGCACCGCCGACATGATCAACGAGTCGCTGCTCCGAGCCCACCTCTGGGCGGTGGATCGCAATATCACCAAGACCTACGTGGGAGAAGTCACGGAGGGGGTGAACGCCTACCTGCGCCAACTCAAAGCCCAGGGCGCGATCCTCGGCGGCAAGTGCTGGGCCGATCCGGACCTCAATTCGCCCCAGTCCATCCAGGACGGGAAGATCTACTTCAACTTCGACTTCACCCCGCCGTACCCGGCCGAGCACATCATTTTCCGCTCGCACCTGGTCGATGACTACCTCGAGGAGATTCTGTAATGGCCATCGAACTACCGCGTGTATTGAAGAACATGAACCTCTTTGTCGATGGTCGCGGCTACGCCGGGCGCATCGACGAGATTCAACTGCCCAAACTGACCCTCAAGACCGAGGAGCACCGTGCCGGTGGCATGGATCTGCCGGTCGAGATCGACCTCGGTATGGAAAAGCTCGAGGCCGAGCTGACCATTGCCGACCACGACCCCGAGGTCTTCAAGCTCTTCGGCCTACTCGACAACGCCGCGACGCAAATCACCATCCGGGGCGCCATCCAGGCGCAGGGGGCAGAAGCCAAGCCGGTCGTCGTCAATCTTCGCGGCGGCTGGAAGGAGCTCGACGCCGGCACCTGGAAGCCTGGCGACAAAAGCACTCTCAAGGTTTCGGTGGCGGCGAGCTACTACAAGCTGACCATCGATGACGAGGAGTTGATCGAGATTGATGCCATCAACCTGGTTCGCAAAGTCGGCGGTACCGATCAGATGGAAGCCATTCGTGCAGCGATTGGTTTGTGATGAATGCCGTGATGAACAACAAGGAGCCCACCCATGAACACCGCTGAACGCATCAAACTGAATTTCCCCATCGAGCACGATGGCGTGCCGATTTCCGACATCGCCCTGCGCCGTCCCACCGTGGGCGACCACCTGGCCGCTCAGAAGTCAGCCGGCACGGATGCCGAGCGCGAGATCCGGCTGATTGCCAACCTGGCCGAGTTGCCGCCAGCGGCGATCCACCAGCTGGACATGAAGGACTACGCCCAACTGCAGAAGGTGCTGGGCGGTTTTTTGCAGTGAATCCGGGTGAGCTTTCCGCCCTCGTGGTGGAGCTCGCCCTCTACACCCACTGGCCTCGATCTGAACTCCTTGCCCTGGACGTGGAGGAGTTGGTCGAGGCCTTGTCATTGGCGCGGCGCTTGTCTGCCGCGCCGTCTCCCTGACCCAAACCGAGGCGCACCATGGCCACAGCGCATCCCGTTCAGATCAGCATTGGTGCCACGCTGGCGGCTTCTCTGGGTTCGGCGGTGCGCGGTGCCCAGGCCCAGCTGAACCAGCTGGGCTCCACGATGGCCGAACTGGGCAACAAGCAGTCGGGCATCAAGCAGCTGGAGACCTTGCGCAGTCAGGCCAAGGATGCGGCACTGGCCATGCGTGCTGCCCAGCAGAAAGTCTCCGGGCTAGAAGCGAATATCGCTGGTCAAGGCGGCGAGCCCTCTGCCAAACAGGCCAAGGAACTGGAGCGTGCCCGTGCGGCAGCGGCTCGGGCGGAGGAGGCCTACCGCCGCCAGCGGGCAGCGGTGGATGAACTGAGCACCTCTTTGCAGCGCGCTGGCGTCAATACCCGCGCCATGGGCAGTGAGTCTGCGCGCCTTGGCAGCCAGCTGGAGACGCTCCGATCCCGCACCGAAGCCCTGACCCGCGCCCAGCAGGCCCAAGCCCGCAATCTGGAGAACCGCAGCGCCTACCGCGCCCAGATGATGGATGCGGTGGCCTTGGGTGGCGCGCTCTACGGCTTGGTGCAACCGGCGGTCCAGTTTGAATCGGTGATGGCGGACGTCAAGAAGGTGGTCAACTTCGACACGCCGGATCAGTTCGGGCAGATGTCCAAAGATGTGCTCTTGCTGTCGACCCGCATCCCGATGGCCGCTGACGGCATTGGTGCCATCGTCGCGGCCGCAGGGCAAGCCGGCATCGCCCGCGAGGAGTTGCTGCGCTTTGCCGAGGACGCCGCCAAGATGGGCGTGGCCTTCGATCTGTCGGGCCAGCAGGCCGGTGCGGCGATGACGGGCCTGCGCTCGATCTTCGGGCTGACGCAAGATGAGGTGGTCAAACTCGGTGACGCCATCAACCACCTCTCGAACAACATGGATGCCAAGGCGTCCGACCTTCTGGACATCGCCAATCGGGCCGGCTCGACGGCGAAGCTGTTTGGTCTCTCCGGCGCGCAGTTGAATGCCCTGGGTGCGACCTTTCTGGCGCTCAAGACGCCACCCGAGGTGGCGGCTACCGGCATCAATGCCTTGCTGATGAAGTTGGCCACGGCCGATAAGCAAAACGAGAAGTTCCAGCAGGGCCTGCAAGACATCGGGCTGTCGGCCGAGGTCATGAAGCAGATGATCCAGCTTGACGCCCAAGGGGCGCTCACCACCTTCTTGCAGCAGGTGAAGAAGGCCCCAGATCTGATGGGCACCTTGTCCGACCTCTTTGGCATGGAGTACGCCGACGACATCGCCAAGCTGGTGGGCTCGATGGGCACCTACGAGAAGGCGGTGGGCTTGGTGGCCGATCAGACGGCCTACGCCGGGTCGATGCAGAAGGAGTACGAGGCCCGTTCGGCGACCACCGCGAACAACCTGCAGCTCTTGAAGAACCAGATGAGCCGGCTCGGCATCACGGTGGGTAATGCGCTGTTGCCCGCCTTGAACAGCCTGGTGGGCGCGCTGATGGGTCCTATCGATAGCCTGGCCAATCTCGCCGAACGGTTTCCTATCGTCACGCAAGTGGTGGTGGGCACCGTCGGTGCCGTGTTGGGTTTGAAGGTGGCCACCATCGCACTGGGTTACGCCTGGACCTTCGTGAAGGGGCCGATCCTCGGTGCCCAGGTAGCGTTTCGGTCGGCGCGGGCCGGTCTGGCGTTGCTGCAAGTGCAGGCGGCGGCCACCGGCGCCAGTGCCGGCATTTTGTCGCTCGCCTGGACTCGCATTCAGACGGCGCCCTGGGTTTGATTGCCCCGATCAAGTCGGCGGCGCTGGCCTTCTGGGCAATGCTACCTGCGATTGGCGCGACCACAGTAGCGCTCTTGGCCAACCCGATCACCTGGATTGTGGTCGGGATCGGTGCCGCCGTTGCCGGTCTGGCGCTGGTGATCCGCAAATACTGGGACCCCATCGCTGCCTATGTGGGGGGCGTGTTCGAGGGCATTCGCGCAGGCGTCCAGCCAGTGATCTCCAGCTTGACTACGGCACTGGCACCGCTGGCACCAATTGGGACTGTGATCGCCAACGTCTTCGGTTTTATCGCTGATGCAGTCAGTGGTCTGGTCGGCTGGTTCGGTGATCTGCTGGCCCCGGTCACCCTGTCCAAGGATGAATTCGACAGCCTCTCGGCGTCAGGTCAGTCCCTCGGGTCGGTGATCGGCAGCGTATTGAGCACGGCTTTCACGGTGCTGACCTTGCCGATCCGGGCGGTG